GAATATGAAGGTCATAAAATATTATTAGAAATTAAAGGGTTTATTAGAGGTGAAAAAGGAAAAATAAATGAAGAAATGAAAATTAAAGCGGCTAAAAAATATTGTAGTGAAAATAATATAAAATACATTTATCTACAAAAAATATTAACAAATATAAATGAAATAATAAATTAATATGGGGATTAAAATAAAAAAAATAGAAACAAAGTTACCAGTTTATGATTTAACAATAAAAGATAATCATAATTTTTTCGCTAATGATATATTGGTGCACAATTGTATTGAGGTAATGCAAGCGTCTAAACCAAAATACACACCACAATGTACGTTGGCATCAGTTAATTTGGCCGAACACGATACATTGGAAACAATTGCACAGACAACTAGAGTTTTGGTTAGAGCGCTTAACCAAGTAATCGACAAAAACAAATGGAGTGACAGTTGGAGTGAGAAAGCTGGAATGGACCAAAGAGCTTTGGCTATTGGTGTTGCTGGGTTGGCTGATTTCTTTGCTAAAAAGAAAATTGCTTTTGAAAGTGAAGAAGCTAAACAATGGAATAACGATATATTCGAAACAATGTATAAAACAGCTGTTATTGAATCTATGTTATTGGCTGAAGAAAAAGGTGAAAACTATCCAGCGTGGGAAGGCAGTCGTTATTCAAAAGGTGAAACATATATTGAAGGGTGGTCACCAAAAGCAGAAGGAGAAGCAATTCCAATGTACAACAGTTTATTGTTAGGATTGATGCCAACAGCGTCTTCAGCAATTTTGTTAGGTGTATTTGAATCTTTTGAACCAGCCACAGCTAACTTATTTACAAGAAGAGTAGGTCAAGGTGAGTTTTTGGTTGTTAACAAATATTTGGTTAATGAACTAATTGAAAATAATCTTTGGACTTCAACTATTATTGACAAAGTCATTAAAAACCAAGGTAGTATCCAAAACATTGTGGAAATACCAGAAGAAATAAGATTTAGATACAAAGATGTTTGGGAAATTTCTCAAAGAGTATTGTTAGATTTATCAATCATCAGAAACAAATATGTTGACCAATCACAATCATTAAACGTATATCATTCTGATGCAAAATACGGTAAAATAGCTAGTGCACTTATGTATGCTTGGAAAGGTGGTCTAAAGACTGGTGTATATTATACTAGAACAAAATCAAAATTAGAAGCAAATTCAAAACTAGCTAGTAGCCAAATTGCAAATCAACCTGAAAAACCAAAAGATAGCCAGTTTGAATGTTTCGGTTGCTCAACTTAATTTTCATTTTTCATTTTATTTATTTAAAAGGGTCCTAAATAAGGACCCTTTTTTTATTTCACATATTTACTTATAAAAATACTTTATTATAATATTTATCAAATAAAGAACAATATGGCAACAGGTAGATTCATAAATATTAATTTCCCATTTAAAGATAGTAGACAAGGATTTTTCTTAGATTTAAACAACACCGACAACGAAGCAATTAAAGCTGATTTACTTCATTTATTATTAACCAGAAAAGGTCAGAGATTATATTTACCAGATTTTGGGACAGATTTATTAAAATTCATTTTTGAACCTGAAGACGGTATTACGTTTGAAGCGATTAAAACCGATATAAGCAACGAAATTCAAAAATACTTACCTAATCTTCAGATGGATGATTTACTAATAGAGGAGTCACCAGATAACGAATACGCTGTTGTTGTAACAATACAATACACAATAACTGATGGAGTTTTTGAATCATCAGACATTTTAACAATAAATTTATAATTTTATTATGGCAAATACAGGAATAAATTACGCATCTAGAAACTATGCCGATATTAGAGCTGGGTTGGTAGATATGGTAAAACAATATTACCCAGAGGTGCTTAGCGATTTTAATGACGCATCAGTCGGTATGATGTTGTTAGAACTAAATGCGGCCGTTGGAGACATGTTATCGTATAACACCGATAGAATGTTCCAAGAAACACAAATTGATTACGCAAAAGAAAGAAAATCAGTATTGTCAATGGCTAGAACCTTTGGGTTAAAAATACCAGGAAAACGTCCAAGTGTAACAATAGTTGATTTTAGCGTTACACTCCCAGTTTTAGGTGATACTTTTGATATATCTTATGCTCCACTACTTAGAGCTGGTTCGCAAGTATCTGGTGGTGGTAAAATTTTTGAAACCACAAACGATATTGATTTTAGTAATCCATTCAATATAAACGGCATACCAAACAGAATTATTTTACCAAATTTTAATTCTAACGGTGTGTTGTCAAACTATACAATAACCAAAAGAGAAATAGTAACTAACGGTTACTCAAGAACCTATAAAAAAGTAATAAATATCAATGATGTTAGACCGTTTTTCGAAATAGTATTACCAGAAAATAATGTTATTTCAATAGAATCGGTTATTACGCTTGATGGTACAAACTTTAACACAGAACCTTCATTTAGTCAATTTTATAATTTTGACAACAGATGGTTCGAAGTTGATGCTTTGGCTGAGAATAAAGTTTTTATTGAAGATTATTCTAGGGTAACCGATAATTCTGGTGTAAAACCAGGAAAATGGGTAACAATAACAAAAAAATTTATTAGTGAATATACAGATTTAGGTTTCACAAAATTAATATTTGGAGCAGGTACCAAAGATACATCAAGTCTTTCTGATTTTGATACAAATATTCCTTTGGTTAATCAAATTGGTAATATTATCAACAATAGTTCATTAGGGGAAACACCAACAGCTAACACAACTATGTATATTAAATATAGGATTGGTGGTGGTTCGGACACAAACGTTGGACCAAACGTTTTAAGAAATGTTGGTATTATTAATATGAGTGTAAATGGTAGTAATCAATCAATAAATGCTGCTGTTAGAAATTCATTAGTAGTCAATAATGCGTTTCCAGCGTTAGGGGGTAGAAATGGACCAAGTGTTGAAGAAATAAGATATATGGTTAAATATAATTTTTCTGCACAAAATAGAGCTGTAACAATCAAAGATTATCAATCTAGAATAGGTCTAATGCCAGGTCAATTCGGTGTACCATTCAGATGTGGTGTTTTTGAAGAACAAAACAAGGTAAAAGTTTATGTTATGGGGTTAGACGCTTCAAGTAAATTAAGTAATGAATCAACTAGCGCTCTTAGAGAAAACATAGCAACATATTTGTCAGATTACAGAATGTTAAACGATTATATTTCAGTTAGTAACGGTAAGATAATCAATTTAGGTTTTGAGATTGATTTATATGTTGACAAAAAAATGCCACAATCGCAAATTATTACAGAAGTAATTACAAATGTTAAAGATTATATGGATATCAATAAATTTGATATGGGTGATAATATTTATCTTTCACCGTTAATTGAAACAATAAACAATGTTGGTGGTGTACTTAATGTTATCGACCTTAGAGTGTATAATAAAGTTGGTAGCGGTAAATATAGTTTAAATGAGATTTCACAACCTTATTTAGATACAGAAACTAGACAAGTGGACATCAGTGGTGACTACACTATTTTCGGTGAACCAACATCAATGTTTGAAATAAAATTTCCAAACACAGATATCATGGTTAGAGTTAAATAATAACCTTTCCTTATTCATAGATAATAACTATATTTGTGGATAACAAATAAATAAAAAAAGTTAATATGGGATGTGGATGTAACACTAAAAACGCTAAAAAAACAAGTGCGTTAGGACCAATTGAAATTTCAAAAATAGACGGATTAGACATAATTGTAAAAATTATTACAAAAACATTAGGGTTTTCATTAGCAGTTTTAATGATGCCAATTATAAATGCTTTTGTTCTTTGGTTTATGTTTGAAATGTTAGTTTTAAATAAACAAGTAGATTTAAAAAAATTAATTGCTGGTGTATCAAGTAAACTTTCATTCATGAACGAGAGTTTTGACCCCTTTGATAACGAAGATGATGAAGAAGAAATTTACGAAGATGATGAAGAATTCGATGAAGACGAATTTGATGCGGTAAACGTAGAAGATATAACAGAAATAAGTAATGTCAAATAAAACAATTAGAATTAGAACCACACCAGATGGTTCAGATAAATATTTAAAAGTAAAACTAGACCAAGAATTTGATTTTATTGAAGTTCTTTCTTTGAAAATATCTCAGGAAGAAGCTTATAGAAATTTTTGTTCTGATTATGGTGTTGTTGTTGGTAGAGTAATAATTAACAGTGGTTTTGGAGTGCCAAACGCCAAAGTTAGTATATTCATTCCAATTGATGATGTAGATATTAACAACCCTGAAATAAAAGGTTTATATCCGTATGAGGTTCTAACAGATAAAGATTCAGAAGGTATTAGATATAATCTTTTACCAAGAAATTCAGAAACAGATAATGAATGTTTTACACCAGTCGGTACCTTTCCAACCAAAAGAGAAATATTAGATAATTCAACTCTTTTAGATGTTTATTGTAAATACTATAAATTTACAACAACCACAAATTACGCTGGTGATTTTATGTTTTTTGGTTTACCAGTAGGTAATCATGCAGTACACGTTGATGTTGATATTTCAGATATGGGTATTGCATCTCAAAGACCTTATGATAGTATAAGCCAAGGTTCACCAGTTGCTATGTTTGACAGTTCTACAAAGTTTAAAGGTGGTACAAATTTAGATAATTTAGTTCAAATAAAATCAGCCAATTCATCAGTTAATGTACAACCTTTTTGGGGTGATGTAAATTCTTGTGAATTAGGTATTTCTCGTTTAGATATTGATTTAAATTACAACATTAAACCGTGTGCTATTTTTACTGGTAGTATTTTTGGTGACAACGAAAAAAATAGTGTTAATAAAAACTGTAGACCTAGAAGAGATATGGGTGAATTGTGTAAACAATCTACGGGTGAGGGTACTATTGAAATGATTAGAAAAAATATTGATGGAAATATTGAAAAATTAGATATTGAAGGTGGTAAACTTATTGACGACAAGGGAGCTTGGGCGTATCAAATACCTATGAATTTAGATTACCTAGTAACCAACGAATTTGGAGATTTAGTACCATCCGAGGACCCAAATAAAGGTATTCCAACTAGAACAAGTGTTAGATTTAAAATATCCTTGGATGAAACTGGTAGCCTAGGAAGACTTAGAACTAGAGCAAAATATCTAGTTCCACACAACCCTAAATCGGTTAATGAAATAGATTATGAATTTAGTACTGAAACACAAGACTCTAGTTTCAGAGATATGTATTGGAATAAAATATACACTGTTTCAAATTTTATTACTAGATTTCAAAGAGCCAACTCGGTATTGGTTAAACCAGTAAAAAATAGGAATATGGTAGCTATCAAAGATATTGATAGTTGTGTTGGTGATAAAAACCCATTTCCATATTCAAAAATCAACACACAATTTAATCCATTATTTTTTATTATTTGTTTGATAATGAAAGTTTTGGAATTTGTTATTTTTATTATAAATAAAGTTGTTGTAACTATACTTAACCTTATTATGATTATTGTTAACGCTATTATTGGACTTATTTGTACTATAATTAAAACGATTAGGCGTATATTAAAATTTATAGGTTTAGGTGGTGTTATAAAAAGACCAAATTGGTGTAATAAAAGTTATTGGGTCCCATGTATTTTTGCTACATGTCCTTTTGATGATGAAAGTTCAGCTTTGTTTATACCTGGGTGTTCTGATAGGAATGGTAGACGAGAAGCATTAATACAAGCTGGTGCTGCTGGTACACCCACAAAAATTTACGATGATTTATTTGAATTATCAAATTGTGTTGCGTTTGAGTTAGCTAGAGCTATGAATTTATTTCAATTTGATTTTTATAATGATTGGATAAATGGAACGCTATATGCTTATTTATTAAAATATAAAAGACGAAGACGTAGAGAAAAATATTGTAGTAATGATTGCTCTGGTAGTAATTGTGTTACAAAAGTAGCTTTGGATACATGTTATAATGGTGGTGGTGATTCACAAAATGAATTAAAAAGTATTACTTTTAGAGAAGGTGTAATAAAAAAATATAAAGGTGAATTTTACTATGCTCCAACAACAAAAAATGGTGCGTTTAAATTATACGCAACTGAAATAACAAATTTAGGTTCGGTATTTAATTGTGACTGGCAAGGTATACCTAAAATACAACCATTTTTAGTACCAACAACATTTAAAATGCCACCTATATTAGACGAGTATGATGAAACTGCAAGAATTATTGAAACCTCTGGTCAGGTTGATATTGGTGGTAATGAAGGGTTGTTTTTTGACATTAGTTGTGCTGGTTTAACGTCTGATTATAGACAATGTTTAAACTTTAGACATATTTGTGAATTTGGTGTTGATTTAGATGAAATAGATATAGCTCCTAATGGGAACGATATACTTCCAGATTATATTATTGGTTCACAAGAAATTGAAAGTAACAGTAGATTTGTTAGAGATGTGTTGTTTGGTTTGAATATTTCAACAAACAACATGTTTACTAACTATCCATACTCTACAGATTTTAACTTACCAAATTGTAGTACGTATAATTTTGGTGGTAATGAATTCTGTAATCCAAGTCAACCAACAATACGAGCTAATGGTTCTGATTATTTGAAATTTAGAGGTAGTGGTTACACAAACTCTAGTTTTTCACAACCAGAACATTCATATTATTTTTATTTTGGTATTGTTCCTGGTTCAACTGGGTTAGACCTTATGAATAGTAAATTTTTCACAAGATGCTTCCCTGAAGTAACCCAAGAGTTTTTGATTAAAATTGTCAGCACTACGGCAACAACCACTAACACATCAACCGATGGTGCTTTTTCGTTCTCGATTATTAATGGTGTTAGTACAAGTTACACATATACTATTAGTGGACCTAACGCAACATTTATTACTGGTACAGTTATTGAATCACCTACTGGAAATTTAACAATTATTGGTAATTTAGCTGATGGTGATTATATTATAACTGTTCAGGACACAAATGGGACACTTATTTCACAAACATTTACAATATCAGGTCCAACACCGTTGTACGCTGATGCATATGTTATTAGAGATAGTTCTGGTGCTACGTGTAATGGTGAAATAAGTTTATCACCTATAGGTGGTGGTAGTGGTACATATTATTACGTCGTTCACCATAGTAATGATTCAATAGTGCCAATAAACGGTTCAACGTCACCACAACTAGTTACTACTACACCAATAATTATTGGTGGATTGTGTGTAGATATTACATCTGGAACCACTGGTGTTGGTTATTATATAGTAGTAACCGATTCAAATGGTGATTCAGTAACTATACCAAACTTAGCAGTTGGTGGGGCAACACCAATTTCTTTGAGTGTATCAACAGTAAACCCATTATGTTTTGGAGATGATTCTGGAACCGCAACCTATACAGTTTTAGGTGGTAATCAACCAATATTTGTCACTACAACTAATAGTGTAGATGATTCATCTATTGTTGGTTTTAATATTAGCGGTCTTACCGTTGGTACTTATACAGCGATAGCCACCGACATTGCAGGTCAAAGTGTTACATCAACATATACTTTGACAACACAAAACCCTGAAATGGAGATTGAGTTGGCTAATGCTGATATATTAAAAAAACAATGTGACCCATTAGTTCATACAATAACTTTCGCATTGACAACATCTAGCGCTGCTGCTTATTTACCAGCATTTGGTGGGGTTGTTTATGTTCAAACAAGTAAAGATGGTGAAGAAGATGAAAATGGTAATCCTACATTTAACCTATCACAAACGCCTTTAATCGCAACTTCAATTGGTGGTTTGAATTATACAGTTAATTATCCAGCTTCACCATCAAATGTTAGTTTTAATACTGAACTTAGAATTAGAATTTGTAACCCAGCTGGTACTTGTTTTAGTGATTTTTATTCGATTACAAAAAATGAAGTTAAAGTACCATTGATGCCTTTGGAAATTAGTACTACAGATTATATAACAGGTGTTGCGATTAATAACTCAGCGCAATGTATTATTGGAAAAGTTAAATTCAAATTTGCTATCAACCAATTAGCATTAGGTATGACATATAGAGCACCATATCTTGTTGAATATAAGTTAACAGCATTAGTTGGTGCTACCTCAACGGTTTTTCCAACTCCAAGCGTTGCTAACCCAAACCCAGTGTTTACAACTACTGTATCAAACAATTTACAAGAAATTCTATGTCCGTTTCAATTACCACCTAACACTAGTAATGTGGCAGTAACTATAGTTAAAGTTATTGATAACGTTGGTTGTGAATCAAACTCGATTACATTACCATCTATTCAATTGCCAACACAAGCTATGACAGCTCAATGGCTTAAACAAACTAATTCTAGTATACCTAGTGGGTTTAGTAGATATTGGGTGTATATAACAGGTGGTTTACCACCTTACACTGGTTTCTCTGGACCAGTACCTTATCAAGGTCCAGCACCAGTTGGTGGGGTTGGGTCGATAAACCAAACAACTTTCCCAGGCTATCTAGCACCAACATCTGGTGGTGCTGTGTCTTCAGTACTAACAGATAGTTCTGGTTGCCAATTTACAACAACATCACCAATTTAATCTAATTAAAAATGAGTACAGAAAGAACACAACATAGACTAAACAGTCAAACATCTGCAAATAACGTTAACACAGATACATATTTAAAAATCAACATGGTTGGTGATGAGAGATTATTACCAACCAATCAGATAAATGAGATTGTTGATGTGGCAAAACGTTTTGACACAGAAAGAGAACGTTGTACGTTTTATAGAATAATTGGTACTATAAACCCTTTGGTTAGTAATACGTTGTTTAATCTAAACGACCCTAACAATAACAACTTATATACCTATGCTGGGTTTAATGAGGGTTTATTTTTAGACCGTTCATATCCAAGAGACCAAAGTGTTAATGATGATGAAGATTTAACTTACGATTTAGCTTTTAAAACTTTTTTAAAAGAAAAAGATGGTTGGTTTGGTTATTATAACCCAAATATAGCATCTGCTTCGTTATGTAATTATTTTGATATGGAACCTAAAAGAGAAAGATTTTCTTTTTTACCAGACTATCACCCATTTGTAGCTAATCCTAGCGCTACACTTCCAAATTTTGTTAAAAATTGGGAATTGACTATAACATATCCAGTTAGTGCAGACACAAAACATAAAATGGTTTATGACACAACCAATGGTAACGGTTTGTTAATTGTTGATGACACTTTGGCGGTCCAATCAACTAGAAATATGACAGCGTTAGGTATGGCTTGTAAACACAATTTAGAAATTGGTGATACAGTTAGAATTTTTGGTACAAATGGTTATAATGGTGACCATGTGGTTATTAGAACAGGTTTAGACAATGGAAACTTAAAAGATTATTATTTTGTGATTGACCTACCAAATACTGGTTCAATATCTAACACTTCTAGAATGAGAAAAATTGTTAATGATGTTGAATCTGAATATTATTTTAGATTATTTACAAAAATAAAAACAAAAAATTCACCAGTAATTGAAACTGATGATTATGAAACATATCAAGCTGGATTTAGTGAGAATTTTTTTAATGACCAAATAATTCAATTTGTTTTTAATGAAGATATTGATGTTTCGGAATTGACTGATAACCTAAATAGACCACTAAGTGAATTATATCTTACAATGATAAAAACAGATAGTAATTTCTTATTTACACAAGTTAAGTCTGGTATTGAAACACCATTTATATTTAATTTAACTCAAACCAACGCACAAACTTATTTGAGAGATGTGCCAGTAATTAACAGAATCCATAACGCACCACTATTACCATACGTTTCAAATACACCTTTGGAAAACAACGTACAAATTGGTAATCAATTCTTCTATGGTGATTTGGTTGAATTTAATAAAACAACTTTGAATGAAACGGTTTTGGCAGATGTACATCACAGATTTAATACTATAAATAGGCAAACAGCACCTACAATGAATATGGTAAGAGCTAATGGTTTAACGTCAACAGTAACTTTAGGTCCAAGACAAGAAGGTTATTACTATAAAGCACATCATTTGATAAAAATTAGAGAATTTTCTAACTACGTTGAAGAAGGTGAAGCTAGTGTAGATGAATTACCGATTTACTCAATTAAAACTTCGGTAGATAGTTATATATGGAGAGATTTATTACCAATTGGGTTTAACGAATCAGAGGAAAAACCTTTGGATTACCCATTTTTAAATAATTCTCATTATATGTATCAAAATTATTGTTTTAATATAAAAAGACAAGACCCATATGGTCTTTGGGGTTTATTTTACGATAAATACCCTTCAGACAAATCTGGAGATAGAATAACAGACAAATTTATAGTAAACTCAGCAGACGATGTATGTTAATAATTACAAAATAAATCTTTCAACGATACCTAGTAGTTCAACAACCACTACTATCAACATACCTATTAGTATGAAATATCAATTAGTTGATACTGCCGAACTAATAGAACGTGTTTTTGTTGAAACCGAAACCGAAAACGCTATAAACCCAATTTTAAATTATGATAGAGTTAGGTTTATACCAATAAATCCAGCAGACAACCCAGTTACGTCGTTAACATATGATATCAAATTACTTAATAATGTAGGTGTTTATGGTAATTTTTATAGTGATATTGGTTTTAATTATGATGATGTTAAATTTAGTAAAAATTCGTTTACTCAAAGTTTTTTAAGGTTATCATTTTATGATTCAGATGACCCTATGGTTCAAAACTTGGTTGCCTATACAACTTTATTTTGTAGGTTAGCCCCAGATGATTTATTAACTAGTACTACTGGTGTTTTATCTACAGGTTTACCGAAACCTATAAATCAAATACCGATAAAATTCACAGTTGAAAACCCTTTGATTAACAAAAGAGGTTTCGGTGAGGGGTTTCATTTATATTATTACAAAGATAGTTTAAATATTGGTGAAACAAAGTATTTATTTATGAAAGCATCATTCAACAATGCTAAAACAGGTAAAAAAACTAATTTAATGGTTAAAAACACACCACAAAATATTGAAAATTTGGTGCATGAACTATATACGAGATATAAGATAACTAGAACATTAACTGGGTATTATTATGAAGTTGATGACCAATACCAAGGTATTAACCCTATCGGTGTTAATAACGTAACTTATTTTGGTAACGGACCAACAATTAATTTATATGAAGTAAAAGCGATATAATGGAGATAATAAAAAGAAAAATACTTTTAGAAGAAAGCATAGATAGAAATGCTAGCAGCCCTACATGGGGTGTTATGACAGCGACAACATTTTATCTTAATATCATGATTACTCAAAATATTGATGATATGGGTTTATTTACAGATATATCATATACCCAAAAAACAACTCCAATTACACCACCAAATAATAGTTTGTTGATTAGTAAATTGCAAGGACTTGGGTTTACTTTTCCTTTTATGACACCGAATATGTATGTTAATGTATCACCATTATTTGCAACACCTACTGAAAGAGCTACGTTAAGGTATCCAAGTTTTTCAGATTCTAGTTATTATTATTATTTTGGTAACAAACCAATAACTGGTGCTACTGATAGTAAATTATTAGATGTTAGAGCTTATTCTTCGGTAACATATACGGATGTGTATAGACCTGGATTTAATATATCGACTGAAGGTTATGTTAATTATGCTGGTGTTAGTGTTAGCGGTGTAAATCAAGTGTATTCTATCGGTGAACCAACAAAATATGTTTTTGACGCTATAACTGGTTCTACGTTGGCCCAAAATAACCAACTATACGGTTTACAATATGCAGATTATACAGGTATTACTAGGGCACAAGTAGTTAATGGCGACACAAACCCTTTACCATTGACAACTTTTAGGTATATTGGTGAAGGGTGGAACCAAACCAACGTATCTTTATCAGCTTTGACCAAAGAAGAGTTTCTATTTGGAATAATTTCTAGACCAGAACTACAAAACGATGTATTTATTGATAGAGGTGCAACTAGTGTTATGGATTCACATTTAAAACTTTCCGAAATTAAAAATTTAGGTCAATTAAGTGGGTACGGAAATGGTTTTTATAAAATAAATAAACAATGATGGAGAAACACAATAATCATTACCTTTTGATTCACCACGGAAAATTATGTATCGAACAATTACAAGAAATGTCAGAGTATGAAATTAACGAAATGGCAAAACAAATAAAAAAGAATTAAATAAATAAAATATGGCAAGCGGAACATACGGTATAGTTAGACCAGCAGACATTTCACCAACAGATGTGGAAATTTTTTATCATTATACAGCTAGTAGAGATACAATTGGTGATACAACATTAACTAAAATTGATGATTCAACAACTATGTTATTTAAAGTAGACACACCACAATCATTGAAAGACCAATCAAATTTAACTGGGTTTCAAATTTTTGGTGGTTTATACACACTTAAATTACCAACAGCTACATTTGGTAATAAAGGGTTTTACACGATAATAATTAAACCAGTTGAAATTAGAACTACAATAGTTGATGTTGGAGTGTTATCAGCATATCCAGATATAAAAGGGTTAGTTTTTGACTTATCACAAATTCCAGTAGCTTTTCAAAGTAAATTTGAAAATGATGGCTTGGTTGGTTATAGAATTGAGTATTTAGATTCAAACAACCCAATTGACTCTAAAGTAAATAACTTTTTTAGAGTTATCACTTCTAACAACAGAGCAGAACCAGTTAACCAAAATTTAACAAACAGTAATCAAAAAGCTATCCGTTATAGATTTAACGATAATTCAACATTGACTTTCGCGACTGTATCACCAGCATCTGCCAGCAATGTTAAACCAAATGCGTTACCTTTCATAGGGCAACCAAACCAACCAGTTATTATTACAAATACGTTCTTTAACCCAATCATGATTGAAGTTGAAATGGTTGAACATGATATTGAAACATTGGCATTTGCGTTGTTTGGTAACCAAACTAAAAGTCTTGATGACGGTATTTACACAATTTACAATTTTGGTAATCAAATTTACAAACAATACGACCTTTATGAAATTAAAGACCAATTTAGCGGTAAACCATTGTTTGAAGTTAGAAGCAAAAGAACTAGTATAGATTTTACAAAAACATTTAATAATATAACTCAAATTTAATTTATGTAATGAGCGATAAAAAAATTAAAGTATCGGGGTATGCTAAAAAAGAGTTGTACAATGGTAATATAGAATATAGAAATTTTTCTCCAGATTTAGTTGGTTTACAATTAACTAGTGAAGGTGGAACCCCATTGTTTACAATGGGTAATTTTTCTATCACCACTAACTTGGACCCTAAACTTAGTAGAACTTATATTACAAATAGTTTTTCCAACTTTATTACTTTATCAAACATTGGTTTAGATGTTTCACAAACTGAAACATTATTAAACAATAACACTGGTGTTTATTTAAACTTAGATAAAACAAATTTAAACTATTATGCTAAATTTGGTTCTATGACTGAATACATTAGGGTAGCGTTGGAAAAAATTATCATGTCTTGGCCAGCAGCCTTATACCTTACACCAATTTATTTAAATTCAGATTTCATTCAATCTCAAGGTAATACGTATGAAAATTATTCATATAACCACCTTTTAGATGAAGCTTCCTTTAGAATTAATGTTAATTTTATCAAAAATATTTACAACATTAATTATTTGACCACTGGCACTTTGGAAAACACTTTTAATGAAACAAATGACCTTAGAAACCTAACAGTTAACTATGGAGCATACTGCATCTATTTAAACAATGTTGAGTATGATGTAGTTAATTTCACAGGTTCAACTGACACGGTAAATGATTATATTTATTTTGTTGTAAAAGGTGACCCATTTTCTGGTGTACCACAAACAGTTACATATCATATAAAACCTAAAAACATTTATGAAGAATTGTTTTACAACGGTTTAGATGAATTTGAATATTATCTGTTAAATAGAATGACTTACCCAAAATACACTTCTATATTTTCATTTCCAATAAGAACAGATAGTGGTGTGTTATTATATACGTCAAAATCATATACGTGGCCAACAACTGATGGTTATAATTTGGATTTTGACACAGACAATTATGTTACTTATGTATCAGGTTTGTTAGAATTGGCAAACAACAATGATTTAACTAGAAGTAACCTAATGTCTAGATTTTTAGTTACTGAAGCTATAACTGGTTTTGATACGTTGCCTTATTATTTGGATGAACGTCAACAAGATACATCTGAAGGTAAAGTTACAAAACTTTTAAATGTTTATGGTAGGTCTTTTGATGATATAAACAAATTTATTGATGGTATTTCTTTTGCCAACACAGTTACTTATGATAAATTAGATAACATGCCAGATAAATATTTAAAAGATTTGGCTAGAGTTTTGGGTTGGGAACTTATCTCGTCAATAAATAATAATGATTTATTATCCAATTATGTTAGAAGCGGTGAATCTAGTTACAGTGGTCAATCATCTGGTTTAACTCCAGTTGAAGCAGATATCGAAATGTGGCGTAGGATAATATTAAATTCACCATGGCTTTGGAAATCTAAAGGTGCTAGAAAAAGTGTTGAGTTTTTACTAAGATTCATCGGAACACCTAATGGTTTGGTAAAATTTAATGAATATATATACAAAGCGGATGGACCTATAGATGTTGAAAAGTTTATAACTATTTTGGAATTAAACGAGCTTTCAACGGATATCTCAGAATACCCTATTGATTCAGATGGGTACCCTAGATTTTTACCTGATACGGAAAATATGTACTTTCAAAATTTTGGTTTATGGTATAGAGAAACTGGTGGTGCTAATTCTGTTATTGACATTAAAACAGGTAACAACCCACACGTTGGTCCTTATGATAATGGTAGTGCTTATTTAGAACAATTAAGAACACTTATACCTAATTTTTCACCACTTACAATAACTTCTGAAACGGTAACCACAAGTTCTTACGATATATTCACAAATTACAATAATGGTGAAATAACTAATTATGACGGGGAAATATATGTAGATATTATCAACACTGATGGTAGTGATTTAGATGGTTGTGTTACAGCAATAACAACGATAGAAACTGACCCAAAACCAGAAACAGTTATTTCAGCTTGTGGTTGTCCATCAACTGATGAGGATGAT